TGCAGGGTATAATAAACTAAACAAAATTTAAAAAGATCGAATTGCCCCGCCTCAGCCTGAGTCTCTAACCCTCTAATAGTGGTATTATTCCGCGGATAGCGTTTTGTGCCGTAGCATCGCGCTTTTCCTTGGTACCAGCTTCGAGTTTTTGGTCGTAAACAGGTGGAGAACGGGTAACCTAACTAAATGAATCAAGTGTCGCCAATCGTTGAAATCGCCCTCACGATCTCTGATTTGAATTTAAGGGCACCGCAGGCAGTAAAGTCAGTAGAATTTTTGTAACCAATCGTGAAAGAATGCGGTGTAGGGCAAAGAAATTTCGAACCGGCCTATAGCTCGTAGTGCGTCGTTAATTTTTCCTAAGTGGGAGTTGTAGTAGTCTTCGCCATGATGAAAAGCGAAGCGCAGAGAATCAATTAAATTATTCTCAAAAAGTCCATCCATATCGGGGTTCTCCCTTGTCCAATTTGTTAATTCTTGGATGGTTGTGGTGTCCATAGGGGACATAATTTTTCCGCGGATCTCGGATTCTCTAAAACCTCTCTTTAAAAATGTGAGTTCATGAATTGGGAGGTTGGGACCAAAAATTGGGGACTTGTCCGCGGGGGTGTATTCTAGGTAGTGTTTGGCGAAAAGCGCCTGGACGTTTCTTCCATCATACCAGTGCTCGATCTCACGAGCGATTGGTGCAATGTTGTCATCGCCGTAGGTTGCCCAGAACACGAATTTTTCGTAGTGATATAGGGAAGCAATAGCGGGGTCATCATTTCTTGTCTGGCCTTCCACTTCATTTCTGGCTAGTGAAAGGTAGGCTATTGCTGTGTAGCAGAGATTCATCAGACTGTTCATGATAGCTGTGAGAAACCACCCGCTCTTCATTCCTTTGTGGGATTGATACATAAAGTTGCCGCACAAGTGCGTCGCATGAAGCATTTCATCCGTCAAGGTATGCCGAGCAAGAGCATTCTCATAACCATCACCGTACCAAACGTTGATAACTCCAACAATGTCATGCATGAGTGCAGCGAACTGCGATCCATCAAACTTGCCGTAGTCACCAGCCAAACCGTGCGAGCTGAAACTTCTCATCTTATCGTAAAGCACACTCCACTCTGGTCCAGATGCATCTATACCAACCATGACTCCATTCTCCATTCGGGTGTCAACAATCATGTCTACGAAGTCACCAAAATACTTCTTGGCAACAAGTTGGTGGTCGAGAGGTCCCATGTTAAAAACACGAGGCTTCGCAACCTTCTCCAACTTCCTTCTCTCGTCTTTGAGCTGGTCAGTCCAGATGCATTCAGTCCTCTCTCCTCTCTTCACCGCTTCTACTTTGTACAAATAACTAGTCTTAAACTCTTCGTTAATAAATTCTAAGGGTGCGTCTGGAGAAACTCTATCTAAGTAACCGTACTTTCCTCTTTTTGAGGACTTCTTAACCCAAGGGAAGCCTGGGCTTGTGGAAAGATCTACAGCAAGTATATTATTACCACTACCTTTACCATTAAGTACTTCATAATCAGTCAAAACTTGCTTTCTATGGTTCTTACCTAAAAATATTAACTTTCTACCTAACCAACACACTACTTCTCTTCTCACACTATTTGAAAACTCCGTGGAAACAGATCCGAATTTTGAAATTCCTGATTGGAGTGGGGTCGGATCCTCATTAAAATCTCTACGAACGTCGTTGGGTCCTAAAATCGCAGGCGCTGTCATGGGTTCATAAGCTATTCCGTGAATTGGGGATTTTCTAATTTGTGTAGTTTCCATGACTGCATTCTGGTAAAATTTATCTTCTGGAAGACCGAAAAGTGAATAATTTCCTTGGGGCAAAACTGTCGCTATATGAATGTTCTCTTCGGTGATTTTACATTGTGGAATTGTGGGAGTTCCGATTTGTGAAATGATGGAGTAGTGTGCATCTTGAATCATCTCTTGAGTAACTAAAATTGATTGACCTTTTCCTGGGGACCCACTGGCATGAATGCCTAAGATTTTCCCTTGAACTTTGGTGTTGTAAAGCATCAAAGGACCACCGCACATGCCAGCAACCGTGTTGACATCGTATTCCCAACCTCGTAAGATTGTGACTACCTCCTTGTCGGTGTTTGTGAGTTCACAGTAGTAATCGACCACTGACTTAACTATGGGTATATGATCTATCCTAGATGAACAATCGGCAAAAGTAGTAATTAAAGATGCGCTCTTATTTGTACCTACACTACTTAACTCTCTCTCTGAAATGAAATGACTAGTAATATCTCTAAATGACTGTACATTAGCTTCGCATTCAAACAAAACCCAATCTCTAACGCCTTTCCTTCCTGTATTCTTAAAGTTATCAAAATCTACATTCATGGACTTAATTCTAGATGCCTGGAACTCTTGCCTATAATTTACACCATTACGCGTTCTAATTTCAAAGTAATCTCCGGGCCTCATGTAAGTAAAAAAATGATAATTAGTAAGTAACATTCTACCTTTAACAAATAATCCATGCATACTACACTTACTATCCTTACCAGCAACTAAGCG